CCACCATATCTAAAGAAACCGTTTTCTGACATCCAATACGCAGCACCATCAACCTCAACACATGCGTTTTGTCCAACAAGTCCACAGTTAGTCCCAACCTGTGAAAAGGCAAAGGTAAAAGGTTGGCCTACAAAACGTTGTGTAAATAAAGATGTGTCAGTCCAGATATAAATTGCATCTCTACCTCTAATAGCTCCCATAATTTTAGATCCATCGGCTAGTCTTTGTGTACCAGCTGTATTGGTTGCTGTAGGTGTATATGTATTTATATCTTCTTGATCTGAGAATCTTATAAACATATCATCTTGTGTCGCTGGGTCACCAATAGTTGTTTCTGTTCCAAAAAATACTAAGTGACGATCCGGTGTAGATACAATCATATGTCTTGATGCAGTCGGTGCACCAGATATAATAGTTGCTCTTGTTTCTGTAGCGTTACCTGCGCTAGAGTTCCATTCAAATACTGCGCCATCGTGTATTAAACAAATAGCTGTGTCACCAAAATTATCTAATGACCACATGCCTGGGTCTAAAGCTAAACCTTCTTCTGTCTGTTCATTCCATGCAGCATAGTCTGTACCATTCGTAACTGTAACATTATCACTATGAGATGCTGCTGTGGTTCCTCGAGCTCCTCTTGTTACACCTGTTAAAGTGTTACCACTGACACCAGTGTACTGAATCATTTCTGTTCCAATCAAAACGAAACTAGTTCCTGTAGATGGAAACTGTGCTGCGTTTGTTAAAACTACTGTTGTTGTACTTGCATCTATAGCTCCGTCTAAAGTAGTTGTCACTGCTCCGTTAGCTACACCTCCATATGTACCTAAACCCCAACCAAAACCTTTTTCTTGAACTGGAGTTCCTACTGGATAATAGTGTTGAACCCGTATACCTCCAGAGGTAGTCGCCCCGGACCCTGATTCATTTGATGGCATAGTAATGGTTATAGTTGTTCCGCTAGGAACAGACGTTACCATAAATTTTTTATCGTCAAAATCAGATGCCCCAAAGTTAGATCCTGTAATAGTAGAAAAATTATCTAATAATATTATGTCTTGAGGACTTATATTGTGAGCCGTAGGAAACGTTATTGTAACTGTTGGTGATCCGTTGGTAGTGCTGAATGCACTAGTAAGCGTTGTCGTAGTTTTAATAGGGTGTATGTCATAAAACACGTTACCAGAGAAAGCATACAGTATTCTGTTAGTGCCAATAATTGCATATCTTCTACCTGCAGTATTTACAAAATGGTGTAAGCCTCTTCCTGCACCCGTTAGTTCATTTGAATTTAATTGTCCTAATTGATTCCAGCCCCCTATTTTTTCAGGAACGCCATATCTAAATCTAACATTATCACAGTCTACCCATTGGCCTTCGGCCCCTGTTTCTGTAATTTGTTTATTAATTCCAGGTGCAAATCCTATTTTCTGTAGCATAATAATACACTATATAAGGTTTTTAAGTTTTTGGTAGTATTATATTCTACTCTATATATTCGATCCAACCTGTCAATACATATTTAGTATTGGATATAGGCATGTTACCCCTATGGGTATGGGTAAATTGAGCGGGCCAAATTAATAATTTACCCTCTTCTGCTTTTATTCTTTTGTGTTGATATAAAAATTCTGTTTCTCCACCTTCTTTAACATTATTTAAATAAATCATAAATGCTAACAATCTGCTTTTGGATGAAAGGCCTTCATTCTCACAGTGCCATACATGATAACCTTGTCCGATATCAGTTCTTTGTATTTTTATATCAATAATCGCATGTTTGTTCATATCATTTAAAACACTATATTTTTTACTATATTCAGCATAGTTGTTCCAAATAATTTGATTTGCTGCTTCGTTTATATATTTTACAGAAATACCATAATCAAAAATACTACTGTATATATTAACAGCTGTATCATTAACAGTATGCGCTGCTTTTTTATATCTTGGGTGTTTAAAAGCACTGTTTATTTCTTCAAAATATTTAATGTATTTTTTACATGTGTTTTTAGGCATTGCGTTTGGAAATATACCTATGTGATCTTCTATTTTATTATCTGTCATATTTTTTTAAATTTTAAATTTCCGGATATTGTTTTTTGCTTACTTGATTTAAGAACCATATGTTCTAGAAAACTTGGAAAAATAATTATGTCTCCGGTTTTACATTTAGGTATAAACTTATCTTCGAACATATGTTGTATACTTTTATAAAATAAAAAATAATTTTTTAAAGGGTTTAAAAAAACAGTTCTTCCTTCATCTACTTTTTTATATATAATAAATGAAAAATCTGATTCTTCATGAATATGAGGTTCTTGATAATCATCTTTAATATAATTGTTTTCCCATATATTCCAAAGTCTTAATTCAAATCTATAGTTTATTTTTTCTTCTAATATTTTAATAATACTCTCCATTAAATATTTAAGAGAATCTTTATCCATGTCTGAAACATTTTTAAAAGATTGGTCGTAAGAAGTTTCTGTATTAGACAGCCACATTTTTTTATATTTTTGTTTTTTTAAATTAATTTTTTTAACATCTATACTTCCAATAAATACAGGTATTTTAAATAAATCTAAAACCATTATTTAAAACAAGGACCTTCCATCCATAGGCTTAATGTTTTTCTACTGCCTTTAAGAATCTTATCTACTTTATGTAACATAAAAGATTTAAAAATTAAAACATCTCCAGGTTCGGAAAAATCTATTTTACCACAAGTGAATATTGATAGGTCACCGCCTTGATATTTATTTTCAGATAAATTAACTAATACAGTTAATTTAATATCTTCAGCATGTCCTTTTGAATAATCTATGTGCCAATCATATCCAACATTTTTATTAGGTAGGTATTCATTTAAATTAAAAGTTTTAGAATCAAATAACTTAAATAGATCATAACCAAAATGTTGGTTATTGGTATCATAAATAACATCTATCACTGGTTGTAATTCTTTTTTTATGTGACGGTATTCTATTACTTTAACATCTGCTGTTTTAATTACTCCTTCTGCGTAAGAGTCTTTGTAACTTGCATCTGTATATTTATTAATTTTTTTAGAAAGGTCTCTTACATTCTTTAAAGTTAAAAATTTTTTATGAAGGAAAAAATCAAATTTCATTTTTTAAACCAGTTAGGAAGACCTAAGTGCGGACGTTTATCAAATAGATTATTTTTTGCTCCAGGTGTCTTACGATTGTTGTAGTGCAAGAAAACTTGCACACACTCGTTGCCTTTAAATTTTTCTCTCCAGTGTTCTAAATCACATCCTCTATAAACTAACATATCTCCTGGTTTTAAATTTACTTTAACACCTTTAGTATTATCAGACACATAACCTGCATGACCTTTCATACCGCCTTTTGTAGGATCCGGTTCAATGTATATTGGCCAGTCATCTCCACCTAAATTCATAGTGGTTGATATTTCACAACTAAATCTATCTTTATGTCTTTTAAGTTCGTCGCCTTTTTTATAGACTCTTGCATAAGAATAAGCTGGGTATAGTTTAAGACCTGTTACTTTTTCCATGTCTGATTGACATTTTAACATTAAAGTTTCCATAGCTATATCTGCATAGTGTGAATAAGTATTAGGTATCTGACCTTCTTTTGGGTCTTCGTATTGTCCCATCATAGTTTCAAACGGTGAAAAATATCTAGCTCTCATGCAAGTATCATAAACTTGTTTTTTCATTAAAAAATAGTTAGCTATAAAAATAGCTAAATCTTTAGATATTGCATTTTTAATAACTGTATATTTATTTTTTTTAAAACTCATAATCTATTTCACATCAAATGATATTACATACCTCTTTATTTTTTTATAAGTATTAGGTGTTGAATGAGTTCTTAAACTATCAAACTTTAATAAAGTGTTTTCAACTCCTTTCGAATAATGCACACAATCATAATATTTTTTAACCTCTCTAAACATAGTTCCTTCTTCATTCGGATTATGCAAATAATAAACAAAAGAATATTTAGAGTTAGGATGTTCGTGCCAAGATATTTCATCTCCCATTGAACAGACTGCCCAGCATGACCATATCTCATATGGTTTTATATATTTTTTTACAGCTTTGACAAAGTCTTTTAATTCAGGTTTTAAATGAAGATTATTTAATGTTTGCAAACCTGGAAACTCATCAGTAAATTTTCTTACATCTTTTTTAATAAATTTAAACAAGTCTTGCCTTTGTTTTTTTGTTAAAATATTTTTATAAATTTTAAACATCCTTAACTATTTCTTTTGGTATAGCGTTTATATTCCAATGTATAAATCTGAACGGTTCTATTCCAAAATCCAACGCAAACTCATGTTCTAAATAACCTGGAAATATAAGTAAGGTTCCTGGTTCAGGTCTAAAGTGAACTAATTCCGTTCCGTTAAATATAGCATTATCGGGTTTCATTTTTAATTTAGTAGCACGAGCTCCGGTTCTTGGTTCATGAAAAATAGGGTAAGAAGTTTTTTCACTGCACTTTAAAAAATAAAAACCTGACACGTGTTGATTCCAATGTATATGCGCATTATGGTGACCCCCTCCTTCTTTAGAAAATTCTTGAACCCACATTTCACTAAATAAAGCTGTATACATTGACATATCAAAACCTTGATGGTCTAAAAAATCCCAAGACTTTTGACCAATATAATCTCTAAAGTCTCTAAAATTATTGTCGTATAATAATGTTGTTGAATGGTGAGCTAATCCAAAATCACCAAACTTCTTTATGTGCTTTTTGTTTCTATTTTTTGCTTCTTTAATATATTTATTAGATGCCTTGTTTAAAGAATTCATAAACTCTGGTTTACTTTCAGTCCAGATAGGTGTTTTAAAATGTTCAGTTATATTCATATTATTTAAACGGATATCCAAGATTCCACATTACTAATGAATATCTATTTCCTTTCGTTACTGGTTTGACTCTATGCCATACAAATGAAGGAAATACAATAATAGATCCTTTTGGTAATATTTCTTTACATTGTATTCTGTGTTTTGATTCATCTCTTACATGAGGATCATAGTTTCTAAAATCAAACTCTAGTTCTCCTCCTTCATACTCTGAGCCGTCTGTTAGTTGACACGTCATTGATAATTTTCTAATTGTGTTATGATCTACAGCACCTGGTTTATGATATGGTCTATTCCAAGAATCACTATGCCAATCATAATATTGATTAAGTTTGTATTTTGTAAATTGACAGGCCTCTGATCTAAACCATTCGAAATTCCAACCTGCTTCTTTATTAGCTTTATGTATGTAAG